GGCTTAACAGACACAGAAGCAGCTAACTTTTACACAGCGGTACAAGCATTCCAAACAACTTTAGGTCGCTCAATAGGCACACAAACAGTAAGTGATGCTGATGCACAAGCTTTTGTAACAAACGCAGGAATAGTTGACCAAGTAGAAGCTAATGCAGTAAACAACTTAGTAATAGGATTAAAAGCTGATAGCTTGTGGACTAAGATGAAAGCGGTATATCCGTTTGTTGGTGGAAGCAGTACAAGTAATTCTTACAATTTGGTTAACACAGCTCAATATCAATTATCATTTAGTGGAGGCGCAACACATAACTCTAATGGATATACGGGCGGAGTCAATGGATATGCAAATACAGGATTAAATCCAAACACAGCATTTATCACAAATGATTCTTTTCATATGTCTATTTATTCAAGAACAAACAGCGGATTGGATGGAGCAGATTTAGGAGGTGTTAATGGTTCAACAAGAACAGATTTATGGTTAAAAGCTGCTGATGGAAATTGTTATAATAGAGTTCATTTAAATGGAATAACAGCTGCTAATACTAATAGTACAGGTATATATATTTCAACAAGAAATTCAAGTACAAGTTTAAAATTATTTAAAAATGCAACTCAATTGGGAAGCACATATACAGGAGCAAATGGATCAAGGCTTGATGTTAATATGTTTTTAGGAGCATATAATTTAGGTGGCACTCCAAACTATTACACTCAAAGAAACTATGCTTTTGCTTCAATAGGTGACGGGCTTAGTGATTCTGAATCCACAAACTTGAACAGTAGAATAAATACTTTTAATACAACACTTAGTAGATAATATGAAACTAACAGATTTAACAACAGAACAAAAGTTAACCTATGTCGGACTATTGACAGAGGTACAAAAAGACGAATTAGTCGGACAATGGTATGCACCTGATAGCTATTTCAACCCTATTCAAGACTTGAATGATAATTGGGTAATATCAGTAGAAGAAATGGAGCAATGTGTTAATCCGTCTTTCCTTTGGGTTAAAGACCTTGACTTAATTCCATATGAGCCAAAACCAACCCCACCACCTTTTGAATAATGGCAAGTTACGCAAATAATGGAATTTTCAATGTCAAGTATCCTACCAGGAGAAAGATACAAGTGATACTTCAGAGACTTATCATGGAGGCAGGTGCTATTGATACAGGAGCATTGTATGACTCAGTACGTATAAATGCTAAAATACCTGCATTAGGTGAGTTAGAGATTCAGATAATTGCTATGTATTACTTTGGATTCTTGAATAATGGTACTATACACATAGCTCCTTATGATTTTTGTGCTGAGCTTACCAATAGATTAGATAATGAAGGGATTACATCTGAGATATATCAGCAATATACTGAATGGATGTCTGAAAGATATCCTATATTACAAGTGGCTACTATCTTAGGTGAGAAGAGGTCTATTATATATGTATTTGAACCTATGGGAGGTGAATTTACAGCTCCTCTATCATTTAGAGGAATGTTATAGATTAAGCTCTTTTTTCATTCCTAACATATTAAAAGTTAATACAAGAGGCAGGTTAGTAACTTGCCTCATTTTTGTTAGATCCTCATTACACAAACTATATAACATTCTTTCCCATCCCCATTTACGGGCTGATTGTCTTTCTTTTTGAGCTTTAACTTCCTCAGATGTTTGAGGTTTATCCTCTTCATCATCCTCATCTTGTTCACCTTCATCAAACAAATTACTATAAGTATTAAGGAAGTTCTCTCTAAAGGTTAGATACTCAGGTATGAGACCATAGATATCTACTATCTTAAAGTCATCAAATTCATAGCATCTATCAAAAGGATTAAAGTCATAAGGTTCAAATATAAGCTCATTCCATTCATTTAACTTATGCTTTCTGTAACAGATAGCTGCTATATGTCCTATGTGCTTGCTATAGTCATTTGTAAAAAAATACTCTAAGTCAATAAATTCTCCACATGTAAGCTTAGAAAATGGCTTAAACTTCCATTGATTAAGATCATGCTTATAGTTCTTAGATGGCTCAGAGTTGATAAAAGTAATGGACTTAAATAAGTTAGTTACTTCACTAATATCATAATCCTCAAGCTCATCAGAACTAACATTGCTTAATGCTGCAAGAATCTCCAAGTCTCTTGTAAAACCATCCTCAATACTATATAGCTCTCTAATCTCTCTGAATTGAACTACATCTATCTCATTCCATGACTGTGGCAGGTTCATTAGTAGGGATTTGTTTCATTACTTTATCGCTTATATTAGCTATATAAGGAACAAGAATAGCAGCTTTTAGTTCTCTTATTAATTTAGCTTTATGTTTTATATGAGCATCAGTATAGTGTTCTGTTTTTGTCAAATCCTCTCTTTTAAAAAGAACTGCAAGTATCTCAGATAGATATCCTTTATGTCTATTTTTAAGTATTATCTCTATATGTTTAGTATCTCTAACAGATAGTTTAAATTCTTTCTCATAAGCAATGTATTTATATCCATCTATCTTAATACTCTTAACCATTTTTTTATACTTCTGAACAGTATTAAATTGTTTAACATATTCAGTAAAATCTTCTATAGATGTATCACTAAAGTCCTCCTCTTTTAAACCAAAAAGCTCAAAAACTTTAAGATGTTTATCTATTTCATCAAGACTGTGATCAGCATGAATAGTACTAATGTCCTCAAACTGTTGAATAGTTAGTTCACTTAACTCATTTGGAATTTTTTTACCTAATATCTCTACCATAGATTTTAATTTTTAACAAATATAATACTTTTTACAATATAGGCATGGATAGACCAGTCTACAAAATTACTATTGATCCTGAGTATAGTGATGGTGAGGAGTTAGGTATCTCAATGATAGCTTTCACTTCTAAGCCTGCTATCAAGGTTAAAGGTATGGCGTTCTCAACTGTTAAGCCTATGATCTTTACTGATGATGTTAAGATGCGTATTGTAGCTCCTGCTATGATACCCATGCAAATCTACAGAAGAGATGAGGATGGTATTGAGTATGATGTAGAATTCACTGCTGAAGTGATAGAATCTATACATGGCAAGTTCATGCAGGACTTAAGCAACAAGGATATCTTTAATCTTGAGCATGATGCTGAGGAGAAAGTACCAGCTTATATACTTGAGGCATGGATTGTTGATAACCCAAAGAGTGATAAAGCATATAGCACTTATGGTATAGAAGTACCTAAAGGAACATTAATGCTTGTAAGCCAGGTAACAGATAAAGATTACTATAATAGTTTAGTTGAGTCAGAACAAATAGGCTATTCAATAGAGGGCTTTCTTGGGTTAAAAATGTCGGAAATTTTAAAACTAAATACAATGAAGTTACCTGATGGAGAGCACTTGATTGAAGGTAAGATCTATGTCGTAAAAGATGGAGAGATTATAGAGATCAAGGAAGAAACTAAAGAAGAAATGGCTGCAGAAGAGCCTGAGACTGAAGAGGTAGAACAAGAAGCTGAGACTACTGTAAGTGATGCAGAGGAGGATGTACAAGAGGAAGAGGAAGAGACTGCAGCAGAAAATGTTGCTATGGCTGTTGATCCTACTACTGATGCTGAGGCAGTTCTTGCTATTGTTGCACCAGTTATTGAGGAGCAAGTTACACAGCTTGTTGCTATGATTGCTGATTTAAAGAATCAGCTTGAAGAGGCTCTAATGGCGAAAGCTGAAGAGGAGCAAAATGTAGAGCTTAAAAAAGACATGAAAATGAGCTCAAGAGAATTATTTAAAGAATTTGTAAAATTTTCAAAACTAAAATAAAATGAACCGTAAACTAAAATTTGATTTAGATGTAGAAACTAATGCGTTGCTATGTGCTAACCCTGAAGAGTTCTACTCAAAGGCATATCTTACACAAGAGGATATTCCTAACAACTTCCGTACTTTGCCTGGTATCAAGTCAAAGACGAAATTAGCTAATGTTACTTTTGGAGCTATCTTACAGGCTTCTACTTGTAACTTTAATGCACCTAATGACTCTCTTGATGCAGTTGATATTGACGTATGTCCTTTATCAGCAATGGCTCAGTTGTGTCAGTTTGACTTAGAGCAGTCATTCTTAGCATTGCAAATGTCAAAAGGATCTAATGGTGATTTTACTGTTGCATCTTTCATGGCTTACTACTGGAATGAAATGGCTATGCAAATCGGTCAAGATATCGAATTGTTAAGATGGCAAGGTGATGTTGAGTCTGAGGATACTTTATTATCTCTTTGTAATGGATACATCAAACAACTTTGTGGAGATGGTTCTATTGCTGCAGGTTTATATGCAGGAGCTGTTGATAGCACTAATGTACTTGCTACATTTGAATCAGTATTAAATGCTGCTCCATCTGCAATCGTTCGTAAAAAAGCTGATTTAAGATTCTACGTATCTACTAATGTAGCTCAAGCTTATGAATTAGCTGCTGCATCAGGTAATACTATGACTTATGTTACATTGCCATTAGGATTAACTTTCTTAGGAATTAATGTAGTAGTATGTGAAGGTATGGCTGATAACACTATCGTATTGACTTTGAAAAATAACCTTATCTATGCATTTGATGCTGAAGGTGATGACAAAGCATTGAAAGCTGTTAACTTGTCTGATTCAGTTGCTGAGCCTTACTTGAGAACAAGAGCTAACATGAAAGTAGGATTCCATTATGTTAATCCTTCTGAGATTGTTGTATATAATGTTTGTTTTGACTAAACTATAAAAACCAGGGAGGGCATGAGTCCTCCCTTATTAAAATAACACTTAAAAAGAATTAAAATGAGCTGTGCAACTTTAGAACAAATTTTAAAATCTTGCGACAACAACTCAGGTGGTATCTATAAGTTTTATGTGAACCAACAAGATAACATCCAATCTATCTCTACAGATGAGACAGGTACTAATTGGATAGTTGATGGTATCACATTTATACCTACAGCTGATCCATTTATTGAGTTAGAGTTTAGAAGAAATGTATCCTCATATACTGAGGAGAGTGCTATTGATTTAATCAATGGTTCAAGCTATGTAACTGCTACTATAACATTGATGTTCCATAGAAGAGATATGGAGAAGTCAAGAGCTATTAAAGTATTAGGAGCAGGACAGCAATATTTAGTAGGTATCGTACAAGATGCTAATGGATTATATTGGTACTTCCCATACTTGCAGTTATCTGCAACAGGTGAAGGTTCGGGAACTACTCGGGCAGATGGTAGTAAATATTCCGTTACACTCCTTGCGGAGAATGAATTTTTGGCATATCAGGTTGATCCAACTATTATTCCATCATTACTATAATCTCGCCATAGATTGTTGATAAGAGCCTCACTTCGGTGGGGCTTTTTTAATTATTTAATCTATGAAGTACAATATAGTTATGATATATCTTGAGAAGGATGCTATTAATACCTTTGCTTTAACATTAGCTGAGGTTACAACTATTAGCAATCCTAATTATTTATTTGAGTTTGAGGATGAGTTCAATACTGCCATAGATCCTATATATTGGCAAGGAGTTGATTCCTCACCTTATCCTGAGAGATATAATCTATTCACATTAGATGAGCCTACTGACTTAGATCTTATCAAAGGTCAATACAGATATAAAGTCTATGAGAGTCTAAGCCCTACTAATGATCCTACTGGACTAAACATGATTGAGGAAGGTAGAATGGTAGTAGCAGGAGTAACAGTTAACAGCATATACGATTAAGAATGGCATGGTATAACAGATTTATAAGTAGTAAACCTCAGACAACTGAAGTTGTGGAGGGTTATCAATCATTTAGTACACCTTTCCAAAAGGTAGGAGGAGCTAATCTATCACTACCTTACATCAATGGTAGATATCAGATAGCTGGCTATATTCCATTTGGGCAGGATAATCTCTTTCCAGAGCTATTAAATCAGCTTTACTATAGTTCACCTTTACATGGAGCTATAGTTGACTATAAAACTAATGCAGCTATAGGAGGAGGATATACTCTTGAGACTGAGAAAATGACTAATGAGGATAAGCTTAAATTGTTCACATTTGAGAAGAAAATCAAACTTTCTAAAATTGGATTAACTATAGCTAAACAGTTGATAGTTCATAATAGAGTATACTTTAAACTGTGCTACAATAAGAAAGGTGAACTTTATAAGATAGAGAATTTGTCCCCTGAAAAATTACGTATAGCAAGAGATAAAGTTACATACTTTATTTGTGATGATTGGTCAGCAAGGATAGACATACAAGAGATTAAAAAATATCATCCTACTAATACTGATCTTGAGCAACTTTATTGTTATGAGTTAATTGGATTGGGGCAGGAATGGTATCCATTGCCGCAATATACAAGTGCTTTAAATTTTGCATTTTTATCAGGAGAGTTAAGTTATTTTGCTAAAGCTAATATACAAAACTCAATCTTTCCATCCTTTGCCATGATGTTCCCTAAGAGACCACAGTCAGAGGAAGAGAAACACATGATTAAACAAACTATTGACAGGTTGAAAGGTGCTGCTAATGCAGGGAAAGCTGTTGCATTCTTTGCTAATAACCAGGATCAGCTTCCTAAGATAGAGAGCTTACCTACTAACAGCAATGATAAGCTATTCCATGAGGCATCAGGATTAAACACTGAGCAGATATGCTTCTCTCATACTATAGATCCAATTCTTATGGGAGTTCGTACTACTGGAGCATTAGGATCAGGTAGTGATATTAAACAGGCTTACATTGTATTTGAGAAAAATGTAGTAATGCCTTTGAGAAAACATGTAGAGGAGATTATTAATGAGCTTCTATATATCTCTAAGATACCAGGTAAGTATACTGTAAATAATTTTCAAATCATCAATGAGACTATTGTAGAACTTGAAGGAGATACATCTAAGATTAATGATTCTCTTAATAGTATGAATCCACTTGTGGCTACTAAGGTACTTGAGTTGATGACTCCTAATGAGGTTCGAGCTTTAGCTCAGCTGCCTCCTATTGAGGGTGGAGATATATTACCTAATAAACAAACTCCTGCACCATGAACTACTTTATAACAGAAAATTATTTAAAGACTAAC